ATTAATGATGAAGACTTTATAAGAAATTATGCTTATACAGTTGAATGTTTACGATCAACTTTATATCAAAGTATTGGAATTAATCATCCATTAAAAAAGCATGTCGATAAATGTATAGATGAAATAGAAAGTTTTGATAAAAAATAGCTTGATTTAATTACTCTTAGTTCTTATAATTAAAATAGGTGATTATAAAATGATATTGGTAGACTTAAATCAGGTAATGATTTCTAATTTAATGCAGCAAGTAGGTAATAACAAAGCTGCTTTATTAGAAGAAGACTTAGTAAGACATATGGTTCTTAATTCTTTAAGAATGTATAGAACTAAATTTTCAGAAAAGTTTGGTGAATTAGTTATCTGTTGTGATGATAAAAATAATTGGAGACGTGATGTCTTTCCTTACTATAAAGTTCATAGAAAAAAAGCTAGACAAGAATCCGCATTAGATTGGAATACTATCTTTTCGTTTTTAAATAGTGTTAAAGAAGATCTAAAAAATAAATTTCCATATAAAGTATTACAAGTACCTAGAGCTGAGGCTGATGATATTATAGGTTCTATATGTACTGAATATGGTCAAACTTTAAATAATGGATCTGAAGAAATATTAATTTTATCTTCTGATAAAGATTTTGGTCAATTACAAAAATATGCTAACGTTCAACAATATAGTCCAGTTCAAAAAAAATATATAAGAATTAATAACCCGGCTACTTTTATAAATGAACATATATTAAAAGGAGATAGAGGTGATGGAGTTCCTAATTTTTTATCTGACGATGATACTTTCGTTAATCAAAAAAGACAAAAACCTTTAACGTATAAGAAATTATCAGTATGGAATGTTATGAAACCTGAAGATTTTTGTAATGAAAAAATGTTAAGAGGGTATAAAAGAAATCAACAACTTATAGATTTAAATTTTATACCTAAAGATATTTACAATCAAGCAATAGAACAATTTGTTAATTATAAATGTAACGATAGAAGTTTAATGTTTAATTATTTTATAGATAAAAAACTAAAAAATTTAATGGAAGTAATAAGGGAGTTCTAATGAAAGAAGGAATAGCAGAAGCTTTAACTAGAATATCTAAAATAAAATCTAGAAAAGAGCAAGTAGAAAAATTAAGAAGTGGTCATAGTATACCTATGGAAATATTAGTAGATTGTTGTTTTAATCCTAATATAAAATTTTTATTACCACCAGGTAAGCCTCCATATAAACCTTTACCTAAAGAATCTGATGCTCAAAGTTATGTATACAGTCAAATAAGAAGAATAGGTATATTTCACAACAAAGGAAATTATCCGGATATGAATCAATTAAAAAGAGAAAGACAGTTTATAGATTTTATAGAAGCGTGTGATCCTGATGATGCAGAATTAATAGTATCTATCAAAGATAAAAAAATGCCTTATAAAGGTATTACTGCTAAACTATTTGAAGAAGCCTGGCCTGCTTTAGCATCTACTTGGGTACTACCAAAAGAAGTGACTATTAAATCGAATGGGTAAAGCATTTATTATAGGTAACGGTAAATCAAGAATAGGTTTTGATTTAATGTTGTTAAAACATAATGGAACTGTCTTTGGTTGTAATGCATTATATAGAGATTTTGATATTAGTAATTATGCATTGCCTCATTATCTAGTTGCAATTGATCCTAAAATGCAAGAAGAAATAGATATGAGTGATTTTCCGAGACCTAGAATAATATTTCCGTCTGAAGAAGAATGCTGGGAACCTAAAGAATATAATGCTAATAGACCAAGATCAAATGCAGGTATGAATGCAGTATTAGAAGCTATTAAAAGAGACTTTAAAGAAATATATTGTCTAGGTTTTGATTTTTTATTACAAGATGATATAGGGTCAGTTTCTAATATCTATGATGGTACTAATGCTTATGAGCAAGACGTTAGGTGCTCCCTAAAGGACTCAAGGGCTAGAATGGGTTATTTAGGATATATAATTGAAAAATATAACAATATAAACTTTAATTTTATTTACAGGAGGGATGATTTAGTGTATAAACCAAAACTTAAAAATTTTAATTTAATTAATTATGATAACTTTATTAAAACCTTAAAGATAGCTAAGTATTAATATGCCTACGTATACTTTTAAAAATAAGGATACTGGTAAAGTCTGGGATGAGATGATGTCCATCGCTGCAAGTGACCAATACCTAAAAAGCAATCCTAATATAATTAAAGTACCAACTGCTATTAATTTAGTACGAGGTGTTATGGGTCAAAAATCTCTAAAAACAGATGTTGGTTGGAAAGAAAATTTGAGTCGAATAGCCGATGCTCATCCAACTAGTGATTTAGCAAACAACATAGGTGATAAGTCTGCTAAGGCAGTTAAAACACGACAAGCTATAGAAAAATGGAAAAAGAAAAGAGCAGCAGATACTTCAAAATGATATTTCAAAGAAAGAAGTTATATGCAAACAAACAATGCAATACCCTTTAACTATGAATATGATGATCTGTTTTATCAAAAGCTATCAAGAAGAGAAAAAAGAAAATTAAAAGGACAAAATAATTTAAGGTTAAAAAAAGTTGAACCTATTACTGATAATCAAACTAGAGCATTTACGGAATATTATAATGGAAAAAATTTATTATTACATGGAGTCGCTGGATCAGGTAAGACTTATATATCAATATTTTTAGCCTTACAAGAGCTCTTATCAAGTAATGATAAGAAACAAATTAATATAGTTAGGTCAGTTGTACCTACAAGAGACATGGGTTTTTTACCCGGTAGTGTAAAGGAGAAAGCTAAAGCATATGAAGCACCATATTATTCAATATTTACAGAATTATTTGGAAGAGGTGATGCATACGAATATTGTAAGAATAAAAACTTGGTTAATTTCTTACCCACTTCTTTTATCCGAGGTATTAATATTAACAATAGTATTGTTATTGTCGATGAATGTCAAAATTTGACTTTTCATGAATTAGATAGTATAATAACAAGACTAGGAAATAATTGTAGAATAATTTTTAGTGGAGATTTTAGACAAAGTGATCTACAATATAAAGAAGAGCAATACGGTATATTAAAATTTATGAAAGTTTTAAGAACTGTAAAGCAGTTTAGTAACATTGAATTTGAAAAAGAGGATATAGTAAGAAGCTCATTAGTGAAGAGTTATATTATTAGTAAATTAGAAAATGGCATTTATACTTAAATTAGCAAACTACGTACAATATGAATTAGAATCAATTACAACAGAACAAGGAAGAAGATATAAAGTACCTGGTGGTGGTAACGAATATGAATCGATTACCACTGCACTAGGTAAAAGACCTGAAAAAATTATTGCTCTTCAAGAATGGAGACAAAAAATAGGAATAAAAGAAGCTCAAAAAATTACTACTCAAGCTTCAAGAACAGGAACTAATGTTCATCAAATAGCTGAAAATTATTTAAAAAATGAAGAAGATTACAATAAAGGTTTTACTCCTTTAGAGATTGATATGTTTAATAAACTTAAACCTGCTTTAGATGAAAATATAGATGAAGTATATGGTATAGAAATGAGTTTATATTCAGATAGATTTAAATTAGCTGGTAGAACTGATTGCATAGCTAGCTGGAACGGTAAATTATCTATTATTGATTTTAAAACTTCAAGTAAACCTAAAAAAGAAGAATGGGTTGAAGATTACTATCTTCAATGTGCTGGTTATTCTTTTATGTTTAATGAATTATATAAAGATAATATTGTTAATAATGTTATTCTTATTACAGTAAAAGAAACCGGAGAATTACAGATATTTGAGAACGATAAACCAGATAAATACTTTACACACGAATTCTTTCAAAAGAGAATGTAACACCTTAAGGAGGTGACAAAATGAAAAAAGACATTTATGCTGTCTTGTTAGTTGTAGCTATGCTATTAGTATTAGTTATAGTTGCTAATGCAGAAGAGAATAATCCAGGTAATCCTAATAGTCCTTTTACGTATCAGTTAAATAAACCAGTTATATGTGGTAATATTCTAGAAGTTAAAAAACATTATGAAAATGATGGGTTTACTCCAACTATTAGAGCTAATAGTGAAATTAATTTTAAAACTTTAATATATTTAAAAGAATCAAAGCCAGGATCAGGTAAAATTACAGAAATAGTAATTATAGAAATAAACCCTGGTGATACTATTGCTTGCGTAGCCTATGCAGGTAAAAAAGTAGAATTTAACACTAATTTCTGGGATGAATTCCTATCAACTACTATATATTATGATCCTGAAAAAGGTCTAGGAATTTAATTTAATTTTCTTGAAAAAAACAGTTGATTTAATTTCCTGAAGAGCCTATAATTAAGTATAATGAGAAATAACTTAAATATAAAATGGAGGATATAATATGGCTCATATGGTAGAAACAATGGCTTATGCGGGTGAATTACCCTGGCATGGTCTAGGTAAGAAAGTTAACTCTGACTTATCTCCTAAAGAAATGTTAGTTGAAGCTGGTTTAGATTGGGGAGTTGAAAAAAAGTCTCTAATTTATACTACTGATGTAAACGGAAAATTTCATACT